ACGGTTCGCCGTTCCCCGCCAACTTTTCTTTACCCCCTTATCCATATTTTAATGTTTAACCCACCAGTAATCCATTATATAATATTATCCTACTATATAATGCCATATTCAATCCGAAAAATAGGTAAGAACAAATACCAAGTTTATAATACTGCAACGGGGGAACTACATTCCAAAGGCACGACTAAGAAGAAGGCAGAGGGACAATTTAGACTGCTCCAAGGTATAACGAAGAATGAACCGATAGGTTTAGAAGGCGGTAAGAAATGGAACTTCTCTAACCGCAACTACAACCCAATAACTCTCGGGTATAATGCCCTCCTGAATGGAATGACCGAAAATTACAGAAACGACATCACGAAAGAGGGTGTCCGTCAAGATATAGACCGCAATATAGAACAAGCAAAGAAGTTCGCCAAGAACCCGAACCCAGAGGCGTTCGCCCAAGATGAGGCGATGAGTCAATTTTCCCGATATGGGAGTGGGTATCCCGCCAACCCGTCCGATTACCAACCTCGGCGGTTTCTTTAACCTGAAATTGATGGTTAATCCTCCTCCACATTCAATATATAACATTCTTTATCCGACATTACACACATCGGGTATCCTTTTTGGATAGTGACCCAACGGGACTGCAGTTTCTTTATTTTCTTTATTTGGTCTTTATCCAACCCGAAATAATTGTCTAATAAATACTTCATCGCCTTGCCTCCAAGACCCGAGGGAAAGATGGTGACCGATTTACATTCGTTTAAGATACGGCGGGTTTCCTTGCCGTTGCATGCTAAGTGGGAAGTATAGACGACCTCAACATTAAAGTGTCTGCCCGTTTCCAATACGGAGTTTAATATGCCGTCAATCTTCATTTTAAGATTTTTATTGACTAGACAGTCTGTATCGTCAAAGATTACACACGAGTCTTTAAAATCTTGTGCTGTAATGGGTTCGTGGAGAAACCCTGGTTCGTGGATTTTAACCCTCTTTAAGAACTTCAATTTATCCAGCGTCTTGTCGTCAGCGAGAGACGAAATAATATATACTTCACGCTTGGGATACATGCGGTGGTATTCCTCGATGTATTCCTTCGTCCAATAAGATTTGCCCGAACCCGATGCACCCGTCACATATCTAATCTGTCGTTCAGTTTGCTTACTCGGGATAGGTTGGAAATGCAGGTTGGGTTTGTCCTTCAATTTGACCTCGGATAAGGGGGACTGGACTTTCTTTTTATCTCCCAAGCAGAGGATTTTATACTTCTTTTTGTCTTTAATTTCGTCGTCTTCCAATAATGCGATTTGGAAACCTTCATCTTCAAAGTTGAGTGACATTCTATTCTATACTATTAGATTATTTTTAAAAAATCCTTGCTCTCTGTATTAATCTTTTGTTGGAAGTAATCCTTCAAAGTCCGAATATCTCGCACAGCAGTCTTTTCCGTTATTTTGTCTATATTTTGAAACACACCCTCGGTCAGGGGTATTTGATACACGCTCGATATTTGCTCCTTTATAAACTGCAGGTTTGCCTCTACGTCCTCCCATTTCGGCGACCTCGGTTGCACCAATAATATCTCTAAAATACCCAGTTCGTTCTTTATTTTGTTTAATAATCCGACTTGCCCGTTAAAGAACTCCACCAATTTATCCATCTTCGGTTTGTTCTTTTTTGCCCCTTCTAACTGTAGGAGAGAGAACAGGCGTTTAAGACTTTTAAAACTATCCTTGGTAGAGTAGTATTGGATGTCTTCTTCTAAATCTGCCTCCAATTCCTTTTTGGACGGCATCTTCGTATAGTTGGTTTCACCTCCTGCTTTGATGTAATAATTCTCGGATATTTCGGCGAACTGGTTGCCTACTTTCACAATAAGGTCAATTTTCATCGTCGTTTTATCCATTATCGCACACGACAGGGGGTAGTTCGTCCCGTCTATTAATTTAATATATCCCTTTATTACATCAGCATGCTTCCAGCGGAGAATATACAAATCACGGACTTTTTCTATTCTTTCCTCGCCCGAACTACTGAGAATATCTCGGCGTTGTTTAGCACTTATAAGTGGATTTTTCAAGTATTTTTTCAAGGACTTTTCGTCGTAATCGCCGTTATATACCAGTCTTTCGTCCAGTCCACATTTGAAGTCGGCGACCCACACATCACCGCCTATTTCTTGGTATGCCTTTTGGAGCATCTTTGCGATGGTTTCAGGCGACACCCCGTTTAACATCGTCTCTATATCGTAGTCAGATGCATACTGGGTTGCCCGTAAAGATGCCGACCCGATAATCCGTTTTTTACCCCTTATTGCGAATAGATTAATTATATCGCCAGTTTCGTTATTCAACTGATTAATTTTGCGTGGTTTATTTAATGCAGACATTCTATACATTATAGTGCTAAAAAATAATCCAATAATGACTTAAAAAGAAAACCCTATAAAACTCTAAGATGCCCGACTATTCTAAATCCAAGATTTACAGAGTGTATTGTGGTGATGACGAATACATTGGTTCAACTACAAGACCTTTAAGCGAAAGAATGAACGAGCACCGTATGATGCCAAGAAATACCAGTGTAAGAGTTCTATTTGAGAAACACGGAGTAGAGAATTGTAATATAGAATTAATAGAAGACTACCCTTGCGAGAGGAAAGAACAACTAAACAGACGAGAGGGAGAAATACAACGGGAACGGAATTGTGTTAATAAACAAGTAGCGGGAAGGACGATGAAGGAATGGTATTTAGAAAATAGAGAGCGTATTGTTAGTCAACAAGCAGAATACAATAAAATAAACAGCGAAAAACGGAAAAAGTATATGGTAGAATATCGTAAAAGAAAATCTCAACAATTATAAATGAGTAAAATAGAAATAGTGGAATTATTGCCGTCAGATTTGCCTTCTAAACGATTTAAAATAGTTGTCCGTATTGATGACCGAGATTACACCTACAATTTCGGACAAGATGGTTCGTCAACTTATATAGACCACGGAGACGAGAAGAAACGGGAGAATTACCGCCGAAGACATTACGCCAACAAGACGGAGAAGTACCGAATAGATAATCTCATTCCGAGTCCTGCCCTTTTCAGTTGGAAACTGCTGTGGGGCGACAAGACTGATTTACTGGATAATTTAATAGAATTACAGCGTGAGTTCAACCAGCATTATAAATGAAGGGATTATCGTTTGTTTGGTTATACCTTTTTGAAAGGTATAATATATATAATGAAGTCCCATCGTCAATTATTAGAGCGAATGAAGAGAGAGGATTTAATCCGTATTTTAGACGAATATTATACGGGCATTGGTCGTCCCGAGGATAAACGCCCACAGTATCGTGAATATGCCCTGCAGGAATTAAAGAGGTGTATTGTGCTATTTAGAATACAACTTGCCGAGGAATAATTCTTGACGGCGAACGGCGAACCGACGCTGTTTTTAGGTTATTTCCTACGTGAGGCAACCTCTCTACTATCCCATTTCATCTGTTCTCATCTATAGAAAAAAATGTAAAAACCAGCGTCAGTTCGCCGTTTACCGCCAAGAATAAAATAGCACCATATTATATAATATGAGTATTCTTTCAGGCATCGGACAAGAACCCCCTGTTTTTGGTGGAGGCGGAGGAAGTTTTAACCCTATCTTACTTACTGGACTACAAAATACTTCTAATAACGGTCAATTAGGTGGGTATGTATTTAATGATGTTTTATCATTACAAGCATCCACGAAATACTTGGTAGTCTTAAATATCGCATTAACAGGTTCGGTTGATTTCACGGATGTTAGTTTACTAATCCAATTTATCTCGCCAACTTCACCTTCTTTTGTTGATGTAGTAGCACTCATACCTGATTTTACAAGCATACCTCAACCAGGGTTTATCTCAATATCCTATATATTGAATATAGACAACATCCATACTAATTTGGATTATATAAGTATAAATGGAGACTATACACCAAACACGACGACACTTGAATACGATGGCAACTACGTTGCATTTATCCAACTCGACAACTTTTAACGACGCTACCTTAGTAATTCCGTTCGCCGTCAGGAATATAATATGCCCATCTATATATAATGAGTATTCTTTCAGGCATCGGACAAATACCCTCTGTTTTTGGTGGAGGCGGAGTTAGTAATTTCTCACCACTCGCTTTTACGTGCGATGTTTTATCTTCCGCAGGCGGTGGACTACCAAACGACTACCTTTTATCAGGAGCAGTACCTTTACAGGCAAACACCCAGTATTTAGTGACAATCAATATCCCAGTCTTCAATATTTCAGTAGGAGAAGTAGATTTTACGGATATTGTCTTACAAGTTCAGACTAACACTGCTATAACATATTTATTGCCTGACTATCAACTGGTTAGTAATAATGATAACCTTACCTTATCATTTATCCTTACTTCAGGGAGTACTATACCTTTCAATTACATTCAATTATTCGGCACAACTTCACCTGCTCTAACCACGTTTGATTTCG